CGTATAGCCGGTCGCGGCGGCGTAGGTCAGGCCCCCAAAAACGATATCCTGATCGTGATCGGTGAAGCCGAATACCAACCCGTCCCGACGCGTGGCCTTCCACAGCGTCGCGAGTGTGACCACCTCGCCGGCCAGGTGTGCGGCGAGGCCAGCAGATACCGAGCGCATTGCCTAGCTCCGCAGCTCGACGACAGGAATGGAGCGCCACTCAAAATTATTCGGCGCCAGAATTGCGCCCCCCATGTCGTCCACGTCGAAGCGCGCCGGCACATCGAGTTCCCCGGACCAGGTTAAGGCGTCCGTCGTTTGCGGGTATTTGCGACCCTGCCCGGTACCGAGCGTGATGGTTTTGCCCGCCGTGTTGGTGGCGAGCGTGAACGTATACGGTCCGGCTCCGGCGACGACGTTGATGGTGTGCGCCAGTCCGTTGACGAGCGCCGCATCCGCGCCAGCAAATCCGCTGAGATAGAGCAATTGCCCAGCCACCAGCGTGCCAGGATTCGTCGCGAGGACTACCTGCGTCGTGGCTCCCGGCGTGATCGAATTCGCCGTCGCACTGGCATCCGCGACGAAGGTCACTATGCCGGTCGTACTATCGATCGCAATCTGCCCGGCACCGGCGCCGATCGTGACCGGCCCGGCGTTACGATATACCGTCACCGCGCCCGCGACGGGCTTCACGATTTTACGATCCTCCGACCCCGCAGCATTCGCGTAGCGTTTGTACAGCTGATACGTCGGCAGTCCCGTCCCAGCTGCCCCCGTGCCGAGGCGGCCCTCGGAACTCGCTACCTGGTAGTCGAGCCAGTCCTTGAACCTGAATCCGTGAGTGCGACCTTTCGCGATACGGAAAAATGCATTGAGTTCGTTAAAGTCTGATTGCGACTTCACTCCGTGCGCGACATCCCATTTGCCGCGGGAGACGGACCATAGCTGATTACGAACCTCATAGCCAGATTCCAGTACCACGACATCGGTTCGATAACCTGGTCCACCGCTTGCGCCGTAGGAAATTCTCGGCGGAAATTGAATCTCCAAGAATGCCATTTAATTTTCCCGCCGCGCCGCGGAGAGCGCGCCACGTATATCGCCGAGGATCTGCCCGCGCGAGCGGCGAAAACTGCCCGCGTCATTCGTCACGACAGTCATATTCACGTTTATGGACCCACCCTTGTTCAGCGCGCCGGGGATGTTCTCCGCTGCGGGTATGATTCGCTCTCCCTGATGCACCACCGCCAGGCCCGTGCGCGGTACGTAGTCAGTTCCCGCCGCGAATCCCTCGATGGGGCCGACGCCGAACGATCCGGCGCCCTGCGTCGCCGCCGAATTGATTGCGGAACTCTCCGCGCCGCTTCCTGCCAACGCGAGGAACAGCGATCCCAATCCACCAGACGGACCGGCCAATCCGGCGAGTCCGCGCCTGATCTCAATGCGGATCAGGTCATTGATGATCGAATCGGCGAGGCTGCGGAAATCCAGTTTCAGCGTGCGCACGAATTTGACGCCGGCATCTTCCATGTTACGAAATGCATTGCTCCAGAGCATTTCTGACTGTTCGGCAGCATTGGTGGCGTGGTCCACGTAATCATTGAATGCATTGCGCGTGCCAGTAGACCACGACCGTTCGGCCGCTCGACGCGCGTCTATCAGATCGAGCATCAATTGCTTGGTGCGTTCGGCTTCCTCGCTGATCAGCCGGAATTGCTCTGGAAACAATTCTGCGTTTAGCCTCGACTGCTCCTCCTCTGCGGCCAAATCAAGATTGCGCGCGAGCGTCAACTTTTCGATCTCCTCCTTGGTCCTGCCGATCAAGGAAATCTGGAATTGCCCATCCTGCAACGCCTTCGAATTGGTTTCATTGAATCCAGCTTGCGCGGCATTGGCCTGCTCCTCGGCAGCCAGGTATTCCTTCAGTCCGTCCACCATCGCTGCATTCACGGCGAGCATGCCGTGATAGAGATCGATCTTCTTGGCGAGCGCAATCAATTCGTCTTTGTGCGCTGGCGTGAGTTCGCGCAGACTTCCCTTCATCGTCTCGTACATCACGAGACTGACCTGCCCTGCATTGGTGAGCGAGAAATACTGTTTTTCCAACCCCTGCAATGCACTCGTGAAGCGCTTCATTTCGGCTTCATCGCCGCCAGTGATCTTCGGCTTGAAGGTCGCTTGCTTGCGTTGTGCCGCGCCCTGGCTCTGCGTGCCAAATCGAAGGATGGTCTGTTCCCAGGCATCCAGTTGCGCGCGCGCTTTCTCTGCGTCCTCTTTCATCAGATCGCCGATGCCGCCCGCTCCGAATGCGCGCTTGATCTCTGCCACGGCGCCGGGGAAGTCGGCGCGCATCGCGCTGAAATACGCTTGCCAGGCCGCGACAATTTGCGCGGTGATGCCAACGATTTCGTTACCTGTCTGCTTCAAAACGTATATGACATTGCCGCCGAGGATGACGATGACCTTCAGCACTTCGCCAAGCGGGCTCAACGAATCGTTTAGCCTTTCGACTCCGGCTTGCGTTCTATCGATATCGCCGCTCATGCTGTCCTCGGCGAATAACTTTGCCATTTCGGAGAGAACCGGCAAAACGTTGTTCAGCAATCTGATGCCGATTGCAGACATCGATTTACTGAGCCGCGTCATGCTGTCATTGAACACTTCCGCCTGATGCGCGGATTCGCTCGTGACCGGATTGAGTCGCTGCCCCTCGGCGATCATCGTGGCAATCGCCGCGCTGCCCTCGTTCAGCATCGGGATCATGTCCAGCCCAGCCTTGCCGAATAGCTTCACGGCAAGCGCAGATTTGGTCGCGCCGTCATCCATCGCCGCGAATTTATCGGCAACCCCGAGCATCACGGCGTCTGTCGATCTCAGCGTACCATCGACGTTTTGTACCTCGATTCCTAGCGTCGCAAAATTGCGCTTTGATTCGAGCAGTCCGGAGGCCGCATCGAACATCTGCGACGACAGCGATTTCACGCCCTTCGTGAATGCTTCATTGGAGACACCGGCCAGTTGCGCCGCATGCTGCCAGCCGACCAACTCCTCGACAGAAATATTCAATTTCTGCGAAAGCTTCGCTAACGCGTCCTGTGATTCCAGGGCGCCCTTAACCAGACGCACGAGACCGATCGCGCCGAGCCCAATACCCAACGCTCCCAGCGCAGCCTTCGCACCGGCCACAGCGCCTTCAATGCCGCGCATTGTATTGCCCACCATGCCCTTCGCCTTATTCATGTCATCGGCGAGGCGAGCCAGGTTCGCAAGCATTTGTATTTCGAGGGTGCCCGCAATCATCAGCCGCCCCCCATCCGCGATCGCATAACACTCCTGATCTTCATTGCTATGGCCTCGCGGTTGTCTTGCGTCATCGCGTCATCGCTCCACGGCGCAGCGCGATCGTATTTACGTGCGGCAATCGACTCAAATAGATAATCATTGGAGAGGCTGCGCAATGTACGCGCCTCCCAGGGCTGTAATTCAATGCCCGTGTTCTCCTGCCACGCACGCAATTCGCAGTGCGTAATCGGGCCATCGCCAATCATTGGCCCAATTTCCCATAGGTAGCCAATGAGATATGCCCCGCCAGCAATAGGCGGCATGGGCGGCTCATACTTGTCATCGTGCCTATCCGCCCGCAACTGCTTGAGGCGTGAGCGTGGCTGCTCTGTTTCTTTGTCGCGTCGCTCTAGCGTTGTATTCAGCCACGCGCTTTGCCGGACATAAACACTCAGGGCTTCGCGGAGCCCGGCGTAAAATTTGCCGTGTTGCGCGCGAATGTCTCTGCCTGCTCCGCAATGTGACTGAGTTTCGGGTTTCCGTAGATTTCTCGCAGCAAGTCTTCGCCCGTCGAATCTTGGTCGCTGTCGATATTCTCGACGTCCTTTGTCACGGTGATCAAAAAGTCTGTGCGCTCCTCGGTGATTTCCGCGGCGGTCATTTTCATCTGGCCTTTGCGCTGGTATCGCGCCAGCGCCTTGTTCTGCCGTTCTGCCGTAGCTTTCGCGAATTGCTTGGTGCCAGGACCGTACAGGACAATCCTCATTGGCTTCGTCGTGTCCGGTTCGCCGTTCGTCTCGGAATACATCAACTCATCGTTTCCGTCTCGCAGGTGCAGGATGGCGACATCGATTAACTCGTGCTTGGTCAGGCTCGACATGGTGATTTCCTTTCTCGGGAAGTGGTGCCCGCGCCCAGCCCATGCGTCCCCGAGAAAGGGACGACACAGGCCGGGCCGGTGCTCAGTGGCGTTAGACGCCGATGATTGCGATCGTGTAAGTCACGCTGGTTCCGGCCCCGCCGTTCAGCACCTTCAGCATGTCGGCGGTGGTAGCGGTGACTGGAAACCCGTTGTTGTCGGGCGCGACAGCGACCAGCATTCCGCCCGGCTTGATTGCGGCGGTGTGCGCCGCGGCACCGAAGAACATCAGGCACGCCGCAGTCGCGTGGTTGCCGATCACTACGTCGTTGACATTTGCGGCGTCTGCAATGACCACGATAGCCTTGAGCTTGGTGAACGTGATCACGTTGCCGAAGGCATCAACCAGCACGCCGGCCAAGTCCAGGTTTTCACTCGCACTCGCGGTAAGCGTGCGAGTGTCGGTCCACAACTGCTTTGCCTGATTCGCGCCGGTTCCGTCGGTAAGGTTGTGGGTCGGCGAAAAACTCACCGGATATTGCGCGCTGCCAACGTCGAGGCTGTTGGCGAACAGCCCTTGAATACTAAGCGCGACTTGCACCGCCAAAGAGGTGGCCATGTCCGCTTACGCGCCAAGTACTTCGACGATCGACACGTCGGTATTCGACGTTGTGATCGCAATCGATGCCGATGCGGAGGTCGTCGCGTTCTTGTCGCCGATCTTGACCTTCCACGACTTGACGAGACCCTGGAAGTAATACTTGTCGAGTGGGCCGACCGTCGTGGTGATCAGGAACGCGTAAAACGCCGTCGAGTTTTCAGCGGCCTTCATCAGCACTTGACCCGCGTCGTCGGTATCGAGTGCGAGTTCCAGGGTCATCTCCCCTGGATCGAATCCGGTCTTGATCTTTTGCGCACCCTTCAGGGCGACAGGCGTATGACTGTTGATGTTCCACTCGCGACCAAAATCGCCGATGTTCGTGATCTCGCCGACGGTGGTGTAACTCAGGGCCGCATAACCGGCCGAGTCAAAGGTCGCCGGAACACCGGCCGAGATTTTCAGGGTGCTGGTGGCTGATGCTTTTGCGCTCATGGCTGGGCTTCCTTTCGGGTTACAAAAAAAAGCCACCCCAAAGGTGGCCGACGTGCTGCGGACAAAAAAGAAAGCCGCCCGGAGGCGGCTTGAATGAGGTCTTACTGCTCTACGGCTGCTGAAACCTCACAAGAAAATCTCTCGACTGCTGGTAAATCCCGGCGTCGTGATCCTCGATATCGGGGCCGACGCCTTCAGGCGTGATGCACTCCACGGCTACCCCGTTCACTGTTCCGCGGGAAACAGGCAGAGCTTTGCGCACGAGGTCTAGGATCTCCGCTCGATCCGCGTAGCTCTTGGCGTGTGCCGTGACTTGAATCCGGCTCGTCGCGAGTAACTGCGCGTCATCCACCGCAATCGAGGTGTGCTCGGTCGTGCTGATGTGCGTCACGCCGACCGCCGGCATCACACCGAGCGGGATGACTCCGGCGACGATGCTTTCTGCAGGAACCTTTGCGAGCAGCGGCGCATTGTTCGCGAGCAGGTAACTGACTGCTTTGACGGCGAGCATTTACCGGCGGCGACGCCTGCTCGTTGCTTCGCTGTCCGCGTCGGTGTCGGTGGTGGTGGTGTCGGTCACGGCCTCTGCGACAGCCTCGGCAACGACTTCGACCGGCTGAGCCTCCTCGACGACCGGAATCACTTCTTCCGCCATCGCCGAACCCACGAACAACCGGCCGCGCTCGTCGTCCACGTCGTATTCCCGGCCGAGCTGGTACGGCCCCATCGGAACACCATCCACCTTGCTGCCGATCGCCTTCGTGATTCTGATTCTCATGATTCGTTCTCCGCAGAAATTTCAACCGCTGATGTGTCGAGACCGTGTTTCGTGACCAGACGCTTCTTGATGTACTCGCCAGTCGCCACGACTGCGGCAGAGGCTTGGCTATCGAGTGCCGGGCGCATGAATGGCTTTGCCTTAAATCCAGGGTGAGCAATAGACTGATAGAGTCCACCGCCAATCGCCAGTGCTTTTCCCTTTTGCGCCCTGATAACGTGCGCGACAGCTCCGGTGAATTCAAGCATGTGCGCGATGAACGCGTGCTTGCCGCCTGCTTTCAGGTACGCCATCACAATTTTGCCTTTGCGACGGGTGCCGACTCTCAGACCATTCGACACTTCTCCGGAAATCGAATGCACCCCGGCCTTGGCAACAGGCTTGATGACATTCATCCCAGCGCGCAACCCCCCGCGCATGACATTCGCCTCCATCTTCGCGGGCAGTTCATCGAGGAACTTCTGTAAGTCGGCGAGGCCCTTGACGTGGGTAGTATCGTTCACGGCCTGTATTCCTCGCACATGACTTCGCAGTACTCGTGTCGCCCGATCTCAGCCGGGCCACCGATGATGTTAAATATCCTGTCCGTCGCGCCCCTGATCGTGACCCGCATATCGGAGGTCACATCCGACCGATACCGAAACCTGATCCGCGTCCGGTTCTTCGCAGTGGCAAGGCCCTGCTCGACCGCCTCAGAGCGGCTTGGCAGTTCGTCTACCACCTCGGCCCAAACGGTCGCGAGCAGCGCCCAGGTCGTTACCACTGCGCCGTAGCTGTCCTTGGTAATGGTCGGCCGCTCGATGCCGATACGCCGGTCGAGAACTACAGCCTTGACCACACGCGCTCCGCGTCCAAGAGACCGTTCGCGTACTCAGGCATCTCCACACCGCCGGGCCGAATGGCGTCGATACGCAGCAACAGCCATTGCCGAATCACGTCCGGCACCGCGCTCGAGGCATCCCCATACCCACCGATAAAGCGCACCGTCACGGCGTTGTTTTGCTGCCTCGCGCTCGGCCAGGACACACCGTAAGCCGGGGCTATCCGGGCCGGGATGGTCTTGGCGTCTACGAGGTACTGATTCACGGCAAGCGTCTGCGTCACCCCGGCAGTGTCTACATAAGCAATGCTCTCCACCGATTGCAGGGGCGGCAACATGAACTCATACCTGCTGACGTACTCGGTCAGCCTTTCGTTCTCGCCGCGCGGAAAATTGTCGAAGTAGGCGTCGAGCGTCTGCGTGATCAGATACCTGCCGAGTTCCTTCTCCGCATCCAACCTCGCGGCCTTGATGAGCCGCGACCATTCTGGATCGGCGGTCGTGTTCGTGCTCGGCGCCTGCGCCCCCAGGGAGGCATCCGCAATGTTGTCGGTGTAGGTCGTCGTCGTGTTATCGGCGATGCTTGCCAGCAGGAGATACGTTGAGCCTCCCGCCGTCGTTCTGTATAGCTTCCTGCCCGTGACCGATGCGCCGCCAAGCGGAATGCCAGATAGCGCTACCTGTCCATGTCCTGCGTCTGCCGTGACCGCTGCCGACACCGCGCCGGCTTGTGTCTCGCCTGCCGCCGTGGTGAACGTCGCCAGATACCGATGCACGCCGGTATTGACGTTGCCGGCCGCCGTAATAAGCACCGCCGTAACGGCGCCAGGCGCGGGTTCCTGGTTGCTCGCGTCAACTCTGCAATGGGCAAGCGCCTCGGCAATAGAGACTGGCTCGACTGCCGGCGCGGTGTAGACAACGATGGTCATTTGCGCTTCAGGTGCCCGGTTTGCTTGCCATCGGTGACGATGGCCTTGTTTTCGATCTCTGCCGTACTGGTTGCCAACCTCGCCCACCCGGCCGACACGGCAAGCGGGGCTAGCCAGTCGGACAACTCGCGCTTGGTGCCGGCCACGAATTGCTCTGTGTGCGTGCCGTCTTGCGACCCCGGAAAATCCTTGAGAATTTCATAGAGCATCATCAGCCCTTTGTCGTTTGGTGTTGCTTTGCGATCGGGGCAGAATGGTCGTAGTTCTTTTCGATTTCCGCCGCGCTGGGAAGCGTTTCCCGTGGAACAAAACCGAGCTTCAGCATCCCGTTTTCCTGCATGTTGAAAGCCACATCCAGCGTGTCGTAGCCGTACAGCCGCGATTCGCGTGGATAGCAAGCGTCCATCAACGTCGAGGTCTTTGGCAGGTTGATCTTTATTCCTCGCGCGTGCGCCTGGCCGAGCCAGAATTCCACGCAAGCCCTTCCTTTTTCCGCGTCGTGAACGTTTGGATAGGTGAAGTCCATCCCGAAAACGCTTATTGCGCGCGCCCCGATATGGATTGCAAAGGCGATTGCATAGGCCGCCGTCGAGTTGAAGTAGTCATGCCCGACGTTGTTCAACACATCTTCCAGCGGATATTCGACAAGCGCCGGGTAATCAGGGTGCGCCCTGCTCGTGACAACCGGAACCTTGCTCGTCTTGACCCACTTCAGCATCGCCGCAATGTTCGATGCCGGTGCAGCTGCCGCGCGGATCTCCTGAATCCGCACATCGTCCATGTGGAAAACCAGATCGCAGGCGAACACATCGCCCAGCGCGTTAATCGTCCACGTCTCGTCGCAGAAGTTCGACCGCCCGCCGTTCCTCTTGGTCTTTTCGAGGTACTGGTCGAGCGATGGCCCAAGCCCGAGGATTGCAATGTGCTTTCCCCGTTCCTTCTCCTCTGTTGGTAGTTCGCAGCGCTCGCAAACCGCGATCAGCGTGCGCCCATTCACATTTGGCTCGACCTCCGATTCAGGGCCTTCCTGCCCGTGCCATTCGCTTGCAGCCCAGCCGCATTCCCGCAGCAGCATCGCGAATTGGTGCTTGGTGTAGTGGCGATGATGGAAGGCATACACCTTCCCCGGCTCAAATTCATACGGCATTACTTCTTCGTTCGGCACGCTCGCCAAGAGGGCCGGCGCCGCTTCGCGCAACGTCTTCAGGAGCGTGCGCGGATCTTCCAGGTGCTCGATTGTCTCAAATGAGATCGCAACATCGCACTGATAATCGCCTTTTGGGCAATTCCCGTTATCGATTCCAAATGCCGCGCCGTGTTTGGCGTAGTGCTCTACGGCGTAGTCGATCGCCTCCGCGTCGATATCAAGCCCCGTTGCTGTGTGCCCCGCCGCCGCGAGGATGTCGGTTCCATACCCAACCCCACACGCAAAGTCGATCACGCGCGAGCCTGCCGGGATGGTTTTTGCTGCCCACTGATACCGCGCTACGTGGTCCCGCCGGATTCCTTCAATGGTCGGTGCTACTTGGCGTTCGCCTTCGTTCATATCGTCCTCTCACCAGGATTGAAAAGTGCCGAGTTGCACGGCGCCGCGCGGGTGAGCACGCGACCTATTCCTTGGAACTGTTACGGGTTGGCCTGCGGCGCGAGGTTCGGGCTGTGCAGGATCGCCGCCACACCGACGCAGCCGACCGAGGTCACGCCGGTTGACACCGTATCCGCCGAGACGTAGCGCTTCGAGCCCTTGTAGCCGATGCGCTTGGTCACTTCCTTGGTGGTGCCGGCAGTCCTCGGCGTAGCAGCGGGAAGGCTGGCAAGCGCCTCGGTGCCGATCAGGTTGCCATCGGCGACGCTGGTCATGGTTCCCGTCACGTCGCCCTCTTTCACGACAAGCGTTACGACGGTGCCGGTCGTGGTCACTGCGCCGTAGGAGACGAGCAGTTCCACGCCACCGTAGCCCTGGCGATCGACCACAACGCCGGTCTTGGTGCCATTGGCGCCGATCGCGATGGGCGCGACCACGGTTTTCGTGCGCATGTTGCTGTGCAGATCGTTCATGATTCAATTCCTTTCTAGTGGATAAGACGTTTGCTTTCCGCAATAAAAAAGGCCCGCCGAAGCGGGCCTCCCTCTCTTGCTGCTTGCTGCCTGCTGCTAGGCGCCGGTAACGAACGCCATCAACTTGACGGCCTCGAAGTTCACGATCCCGCCGCCGAAACGGCGCCGGAAGTTGAACTTGGTCTGACCCTTCAGGGTGATGTTGTCGCGAATCAGCGTGGTGCCGGCGCGGTTGACGATCTTGTAGGCCCGCTTGAAGTTGCCATAGGCGAGCGAGTAAGACCCCGCACCCAGGGCCGGCATGTTGTCATCGATCTCGACCGGAGAGCCGAGGAAGCGCCCACCAAAGGCCGCCGCCGGGTCGGGCTGCCAGAGGTAGTAACTGCCGCTGCCGTCCTTCATCTGGCGCATGACGCCAAGCGTGGTGTCATTCGTGAGCCAGGCCGCGCCGGGACGGTACTGCGCCTTGAGCGCGTGCTGGAGGCTAACGACGCGATCCGACGGGGCAACAGACATGAATGCCGCCGACTTGCCCGAGCGGATGTAGCCGACACTACCCCATGCGTAGGCCGAGTTGTGGACGTTGGTGTAGGCAGTGATGCCTCGCGCGCCGGCCACGCCGTTGCCGGTGATGTACTCGGCGTTCGCACCCTCGGCAAAGCCGATTGCCGCCTCGTTTGCCAGATCGGCCTCAAGGTCGATGCGCGCATCCTCCAGGGTCTCGTTGAAAACCCACGGCTCCACCTCGGCCGGGAAAACCTCGATCTCGACGCGATCGAATTTCGGCTCGGTGGTTTCGCCGCCCGTCCCGCCGTTTGCAACCCGGCGCATTGACATGCCGGAGGTTTTGACGAGCTTCTGCCACTTCTGGGTGCCGATGGTGATGGTATCTGCCAAGCGCGCCATTGCGCCCATCGTCTGCGCGATTCTGTCGATGGCGGCGTCCATTTCCGGAAGCACGAGATATCCGCCCTCCGGGTCGGTGCCGGAGTTCATCGCCTTGCGGCCAAGTTCTTTCAAGGCGCGGCCGTCGCCCTCCCCGGTGCGCAGGTACGCATCGAACGCTTTGCGATACTCGGCCTGCTCGGGGGTGATGTCCTTGTCGCCGCCGGCTTGCGGGCGACCGGCCTTCTTCTCGACCTCGGTCATTTGCTTGCCGATCGCCGCCAAGTCGGCGTTGATCTTGTCAACCTTCTCGGTCAACTCTGCGGGCGCGTAGCCCTTGGCTTCGATGGCCTTGATGCGCTCGTCGTTCGCCTTTTTGAAGGCGTCCCACGCCTTACCTTGATCTTCGATCAGTGTGGCGAGATCCTTGATTTCCATGATGCGTCCTTTCTGTGATGTGGGTGCGGCCTATGCGGCCAGCGCTGCGCCTCGGCTATTCAATGCCTTGGCAAGTTCCTGCATTGCGCCCTCATCAGCATCACGCTGTCCAAGGCTTTTGATACGGGCAATGAGCGCCCGCGCTTCCGTGCGAGAAAAGCCTGCATCGCGCAGATACCTTTCGGCGCCCTTCAAATCTTCGATAACCTCGATGGTTTTCACGCCCTGCACGCGGGCGGCATCGTTGGCGGGAAATGTCACCAACGACACTTCCCATAAATCGAGCTTCTTCAACGTTGTGATTCCCGTCACGCGGTCGAAGCTGTCCTCGCGCGTCATGAACCCGATCGATAGCCCGTTGATGGCAGGGCGAGGCTTCATGGTCATCAACTCGTAGGCTTCCGCGCCACGCACCGTCTTTAGCGCAAGCTGGCCGGATACCTTGAGTCCGACCTGGTCCTCGCTCATCTCCATGTAGGCGCCAAGCGGCTCCGCGCTGCGATGCTGCCAGAGCATTGCGGGCAATGTCCCGGCCGCTTTGTGCGCGGCCAGCGAATCAGCAAAGGCGCCCGGGGCGACGATTTCGTCGTATGAATCCTTCACGCCAAACACCGACCCGTAGCCGTGGAACGTGCCGTCTGAGCTGATGGATTTCAGTTCGAACGGAAAGTCAATCGTCTTGTTCATGGCGTTCCTTTCGGTTCTGGCGCCGGCACTGCGCCAACGATGTTTGCCGGAATGCGCAGCTTGTCGCTCGCCGGATCTGAGTCGGGATTCATGTCGAGCAACGATCGGCCTTCGTTCGGGGTCATGATTCCGCCATTCGTGTAACCGAGAATCACGTCTTTCTGATTTGTGATTGAGCCGCGCAGAAGTCCCGTGTCCACAAAACACGCATAGAGGCCGTCTTTCCTGTCGGCCTCGGTCAAGAGATTCTTGTCGATTGACTGCTCGATTCGCATGTACTGCGGCGCGAGCGTATGCACTACATGCGCGAGAAACATCTGCTCCGCGCTCGCGTAGGTCGTGTTCTTCGACTCCGCAAAAATCATGATCGGGTTCACGTTGAAGTGCCGGCAAATCTCCTCAACCTGGAAGCGCCGCGTTTCCAGCGTCTGCGCATCGACGCCCGTCATGCTGGTGTTCAGCCACTTTGCGCCACGATCCAAGATCATGGCCTTGCCGGCGTTCTCGACCCCGCCAATTTCTGCGTCAACCCAATCTTTCAGGGCCTTGTACTTGTCCGACGGTAGCGTGCCTTCAACCGCGTAGGCACCAGACGCCCGAACGCCATTTCGCTGCATCCGCGACTGCTGCTCCTCGGTCGCCATCGCCAAACCGATCGCTTCACGCGCCAAGCGCACGGACTCAAGGCCCATCCAGCTATTCCAGGATGGCCCTTTCAGGTGCCAAATTGCCTTGGCCGGAAACGGCTGCTCCGCGCCGCTATTTCCCTTCACGAAATAATCGATTGACCAGTCATCGTTCTGAACCGCCCTCACCCTACCAGGCTCGAAAGGGATCAGTTCCATGATCCCGGAACGGTTCGATCTGTTGATAAACGAGTAATGATTGCCCGCCAAATCAAGGTGCAACGAGATCGTTTCGCGGTATTCAAAGCTCGTTTGCCAGTCGTTTGGGCTGGTTTTGAGCAGCGAATAAAGCGGATGATCCTTTGCGGGTAGCTTTGTCCTGCCGTCCTCCGACTCCCTCAACAATTTGAGAGGCACTTGCGCCAAACCGTTCGCGCGCACGCGAAGGCAGGCCATTACCGCGGCGACTTCAATCGCCGTGCCAACATTGATGGTCTTGCCGCTCTTACTGAGCGCTCCACCCCATCCGGCAATCGCGCGCAGGATGTCGTAATTTGCTGCCGACTTCCGCGCAAACGCTTCAGCAAGCGCCCCCATTACCTACCCGCCAATTTCAGCCCGGCGACGATCAACAGCGCGCCGGCCACAACGAAACCGGCTGGCGCATAGGCGAGCCACACACCATAGGACACGCTCGCCGCGCCGGCTATCATCATGGCGTCAGGTAGTTGCTTGAGCAGGCTCATGGGCTTCCCAAAATGAGCGGCCCGACCCGGCCGGATTCAACGACATCAACGCCACCGCCGAAAACAGCGCCATCAACGGGTCGATCTTTGCCCACCCCGACGCCTGTTTCGTGATCAGCATGGCGTTTCCCTTCGGCTCTATCTTGGCGTTCGCGACACACCATGCCATCAGCGCCGACCCTGCATGCACCAGTACGCCCTCGGCGAGCTTTCTTTCGGCCGTCTTGATCGCGCCCGACAACTTCCAGCCCTGCGAAATACCAATGATCACGTCGTATTCTTTGCCGTCTGGCCCCATCGCGCGCTGCGGAACCTCTGCCTCGACGAGTGCATCCAGCACGCCGCCGATTCCCGCCGGGTCAACACCGACTTTATCGAGCAGTCCCGCTCCGTAAATCTCAGCGACTATCGAGGCGACTTCGGTCACGTCCTCACCGATGTGCTTGACGATTGTCAGGTCGCCGTCGCGCTCAAAATCCTTGAACCGCGCGGCCTCGGATTTTCTGCGCTCCAG